TACAACACTTACTTCGACCTTTTCCGTTCAGAAGGATGGAAACAGCTAATCGAAGAACTAACCCAAAATGCAGTTGTTATTAACTCTGTAGAAGCTACTAAAGACGTAGACGATATGTACTTCCGCAAAGGACAGTTAAACGTATTGGCTCACGTTATTAATTTAGAGACTGCTGTTAATAACGCATTTGATGATCAATCAAAAGAACAAGAAGAAGATGATTAAAGTATACGACTTTCGATGTACTAATGGTCATCTATTTGAAGAATTTGTAGCTAGTAATGTAACAACCAGTAGGTGCGGTTGTGGCGCGAACGCTACAAAAGTCATATCAGCAACACAGTGCGTACTAGACGGTGCATCCGGTGACTTTCCGGGAAGGCACATGAAGTGGGTACGAGAACACGAAAAAGCTGGTAAAACTCCATAACCAGATAGGCGGAGAACTTAAATAATGTCAAGAGCACAACTCATAGACGAGCGCCCCGAAGAAGACAACAACGAAACAGACGTAGTAGAACAACAAGAATCCTTTGAGTCTCAAGAAGAAGAGGTAGCTCAACCGGAAACTGTACCAGAGAAGTATCAGGGTAAGTCCCTAGAGGATGTTGTCCAGATGCACCAAGAGGCTGAAAAGCTGCTTGGTAAACAAAGCTCTGAGGTTGGTGAACTACGCAAGGTCGTTGACGACTACATTCAGGCACAACTCGCACAGCAACAAGCACCTGAACAACAGCAAGAAGAAGACGATATAGACTTCTTTACTGATCCTAAGACTGCTGTTAGTCGAGCGATTGAGAACCATCCAAAAATCCGTGAAGCTGAGGAATATACTCAGCAGTACAAAAAGCAAGCAACGATGGCACAGCTACAAGCTAACCATCCCGACATGCAAGAAATTTTGCAAGACGGTAAGTTTGCTGAGTGGGTACAAGGATCTAAGATACGGACTCAACTGTTTGTACAAGCAGATCAAGCATACGATTACGATGCCGCAAACGAACTGTTTTCGCTCTGGAAGGAGCGTAATCAGGTGACCCAACAGGCCGCCGCAGTTGAAAAGCAAGCACGTAAGCAACAACTGAAGTCTGCTAGCACAGGCAACGCCAGAGGAACAGCGGAAGGATCGCGTAAGAAAATCTATCGTCGTGCTGATATTATTAAGTTAATGAAGACCGACCCAGAGCGTTACCAAGCATTATCACAAGAAATTTTTAATGCATATGCAGAGGGTCGTGTCAAATAGCCTAACTAAGGAGATTTACGATGGCTAGTGAAACCTCTGCTGTATATCCTACAGCTAACGCGATTGTCGATAAGACAGCTGCCGGAACCTTTATCCCCGAAATCTGGTCGGATGAAGTAATTGCGGCGTACCAAAAGAACCTGAAGATGTCACCTCTGGTCAAGAAGATTTCTATGACCGGCAAGAAGGGTGACACCATTCACGTACCCAAGCCCATCCGTGGTGCTGCCTCTGCTAAAGGCGAGTCTGCTGCTGTAACGATTCAGGCTAACCTCGAAACAGAACTGCAAATCGCGGTTGATCGTCACTTCGAATACTCACGCTTTATTGAGGACATCGTTGAGACTCAGGCACTGAACAGCTTGCGTCAGTTCTACACTGAAGACGCTGGTTACCAGTTGGCTCTGAAGGTTGACACTGACCTGATGAACGCTGCTACCGGCTTTGGCGACGGAACCAAGACTCTGGCTCCTGCTGCTACTGGTGCTGACTGGGTTGCTTCTAACAGCTACTACAGCAACGCTGGGACTGCTCTTGCTGCTTACGCTGCTGACACTGTTGCTACTGGCGACAACTTCAGCGACGCAGTATTCCGCGCTCTCATCAAGCTAATGGACGATGCTGATGTACCTATGGAAAATCGTGCTCTGGTTATTCCACCAGCAGTTCGTTCTACCATCATGGGCATCAGCCGTTACGTGTCTTCTGACTTCGTAAACGGTCGAGCTACTGAATCAGGACTGATCGGAAACCTGTACGGCGTTGACGTATACGTTTCTTCTAACTGTCCTGTT